TTTAAGATCAAGAATGCATATGCCAGAGTAAAACCAAAACAGGCACTAATGAACATTCTACGTATACAGATCTTATCTAATGTACAATTAATTGATATGCCATGTACTTGTAGTGATAAGATACACAAGTTGCGACAGGTACTTCCAATCCCAGTTGCACATAAGGATCAAGTTATTATTTATAATGCTTGCATGATAACAACTTTTGCTGCTTTTAAGAGACAACTCAAAAAAGTAACATTACCAGATCCCGATGTGTTGACTCAATATTATGAATTTTGCAGAAAATTCTTTAAAGAAAAAATTCAGCCAATATTGGATCAAGAATATGATTACTCAGTTTGTCAGTGGTTTAATCATAATCCAGCTGGTAAGCAAAACAAACTCAAGAATGAGTTATGCAAATATAATAAGGATTTACATGGAAAAGAATGTCTAAAAGTTATACATGATCTTTTTTGTTAACCTGAAAAACAGCCGATTGGAGGAAAAAATAGAGCTATTTCAGCCATTAGAGAGATTGTCAAGTATATAACAGGACCAGTAGTTTGGCGATTAGAAGATTTATTTACTCAGTATGATGCACATGTTGACATTGATCATAGAGTAGGCTACTGTGGTAATAAAAATACTGAACAATTAGGTGAATTTTTAGCAGATAGGTACTCTAATGGATATGAGTATGTAGTAGAAGGTGACGCTAGTGGTTTCGATCAGACTCAATTCTTTGAAATGAAATACATTGATGTACTCATATATAATAATGTGAAAGAAAAAGTATCTCACTGTAATAAAGATCTCTTTTTCAATGTGAGTTGTACACCTGTTAAAGATTTAATTCTTAAGGTCAATCAATGTGATGTTGCAGCTGCCGAATGCATTGGTACAGTATTCAGCGGATCAACAGATACAACTTTCATGAATACAATAAGGAATGCTACCTACCAGCATTTTACATTACAAGATTTTAAAAGACAGTATGACGTATTAGCAAAAGGCGACGATTTTTCTAATCCAATATTAACAGCAATAAAAGATAGTGTCACATCAAGATATGACAAATACTGGATTAGTAAAAATGATACTGGAAAACCTATTAGTGGATGGTATGGAATTGCCCAAATCAAGAAAATCACCAAAGTAGTACAACTACAAGAGATGGAGTTTTGTTCTAATATAGTCATAAGCAATGAAAAGAAAAACTTCTTCTTAGTGGCACGTCAGCCCGATAGGATGGTACTATTTGCACCTGTCTCTAGAAAAGCTGTTAATTATAATGACAGTGAGATGCATGAATATATGAATGATATGGCTGTCGCATTAGAATCATCAGGATTAGCACAATTACCTTTTTACCAACAATATTATCAAGCATTTAAAGAACAGAGTAAAAGGTATAATGTTACTGAAAAAGTCAATTTTGAAAGAGGGAAAAGAATAACCTTAGATACTGACACTGAAGATTTTCCTTTCTTACCAGGACTTTTAGATAACAAACATCACGATGGTATAACAATGGACAAAAAGATGAAAGAATTAGAACGCTACACCTATGATTACGACTATTATCATAACCGTGTAATGACTCAAGCCTCAGAAAGTTTTATCGAGAAGATCAGGAGGAATCTAACTGATAATGATGTTTA